CGCTGACCCAGACCTCATCGCATTGGGAGAGAAGCCAGTAGCCGCCAGAGCAAGCCTGCTTGCAGGTCCAGCCGATAGTCCGCTTCTTGCACTTACGGATGCGCTTGGCAAGTTCGGGGACACCCGTGACGGTACCGCCCGGGGAGTCCACATCGAAGATGATGACCTTGATGTTGTCGTCACGCTGGGCATCCTCAAGCATCTCCTCGATGTCCTCGATGTCGCACGAACCCGTCATCTTGTCGATTTCGCTGATGCCGGAGCCGATAACCCCCTTAATGGGGATGACCGCCAGACCGCCGTTCTTCGCCATCTGGGGGCGAGGCCCGAAAATCATCTCAAGCGTTTCCTCGATGTCCGAGTTGGCTTGGATGGCGGCAGGGTCGAACTTGGCGACCCGATCTAGGTGAGACTTGGCCTTCTGGGACTCGATAAGCATCGGAGTCCCGTTGTGGTAGGCGGAGTGAAGGTTATTCATCGGAAGGTTCGTTCAAGGGGTCGGGACCAACATTAGGGTCATTGGGGTCGGATTTAACCTTCTCCCCATCGTCCATAGCCTGTTCCTCTTTCTCGTCATTGCTCTTGTACGCCGCATCGACATCGGCGGGGGCGACATTCTCGGGCATGATGGCGGAGGAAACCTGCACATCGAACTCATCGGCCAGAGTCTTGAAGTGAGCCTTTTCGGCAAACAACTCACGGGCGACGGCCTTCGGGTCAAGACCCATTTCCATCTGGTGAGAAGTCCAAGACTTGAGGCCAGCCTTGATGTCGGCGCGGTTGGCGATGGCATCGCGCCCGGTGTCCACGGTGACACGGCGGGGGGTAGTCCATTGGACTCGGTGCCAGTAGTCGTTGGCGGGCAGGATGCCGTCCTTGATGGCGTTGCCGATGACATATCCCCACACCGGGGTGAGGAACCTCTGCATGAGGATGTTCTGACGATGCTGGAACTTGCGGTCGGCCTTGGCGATGATGAGGCGAACGGACGCGCCGCCAATCTTGGTCGGGTCGTAGGTGAACTCGTAGGGCAGGAAGCCCGAGAGCGAGTCACGGATGAGGTGGTCGATGAAGCCCGTGAACGCTTGGTTCGGGCGGGACGACTCAAAGGACTCCAGTTTCTCGCCGGGAGCAAGGGATAGAACCTTGCCGCCGATGAAGGTCGAGGCTTCGTTGTGATCGGTCAGACCGTTGTTGCCGTAGTCCTGCGGACGCATCCCAAAGGCTTCAAAGTCCGACTGCGAGCCGTCGAACTGCGGGTTCTCACGGGTGATCGTGCGGGTGATGTCCGAGGAGGTCTTAACCGCCAACTTCTCCAGCGACAAGATTTCCATCATGTCGATGATGTTGTTGATGCTGTGCTGAAGCGGGCTGTAAGCGCGCGCGCCAGAGGCTAGTTCAGGCTCGTACAGGTGCAGGACGGCATTGGCGGGAACCTGTCGGCTGGAGCCGTCCGAACGCAGGATGTTGTAGTAGACGGGCGCACCATACGGGCCAAACATGATGCCGTCCACCATGCCAGAAGGCGGCGCGCCAGAGGCGGCGTTGCCGACACGGTGCGACTCGATGACCTGCAACTTGGGCGCACCGCCGGGGCCACGGGTCTTGACGATGAAGCACTCGCCGTCTCGGTCCATCAGACGGCAGACAATGTGCTGGAGTTCAAAGAACGAATACCGACCCGTGATGTCGCTGTTCTTGGAGGCCCATTCACGGAAGTATTGTTCGGCAACATCATCCCAGACCTCATCGCCGGACTCCGCCTGTGCCTTGATACCAGACCCAACCGAGTACAAGGCCATATCCCCGATAGCCTGTCGGATGAGGCCCGCATTGAGTTCCAAGTACCGCATCCTGCGGGTGGTCTCCATGCGGTCGAACACCGTCATGGTTTTCTTGAAGTCCTGCGGCCAAGACGACCAAATCCACGACCGCTTGTTGCTGAACTTGGCGGACTCGAAATTACTGAAGATGCCCGGGCCTGCCGAAGCCTGCTTCTTCGGGATCGTGTTGCCAGCGGTCGGAAGCACAGGCTTCGACTTACGGGCTACGGGGGACTTGTTCTTCTCGGATTTCTTTCGCATTACATCGAACGGAAGTTGTTAAGGCCGTTATAGACACGAACCTTATCGACCTGCCCATAACGCTGGGGGTCTTTCAGTTGCAAAGCGTATCGGGCCTCAATCATCACCGTCTGGATGTCCAGCGGCCAACCCTTCACCACGGTGGTGCCAGAGTCGGTGTATTCCATCATGGTCTTGCCCTCTTTGAGCAGAGCCACGGCTCGGGCAACGATGTCCTCGATGTCCTGTACGGACAAAATCGTGAAAATGCCAGTAGCACGCGCCATTTGGAAATAGACGGGTGTAAAGAGGGGTCGGCGGTTCACACCTTGCGCCACCAGAGCCACCAATGACACCCCATGCGCGTGAACCGCCGACTGGTAGGGAAACTACCCCTGTGGTGGGGCAGGTCAAGTGGTTTCTGCTTCGACCGCAGGCTTTTCTTCGGCTACGGTGGTTGCACCCTTGTTCTTACCCTTGCCGATAATTTTGCACATCATCCCGAATAGCACCCATTGAACTTCACAGTCCCAAAGGTGGTTAGCACGATCACCGATGGGCAACCAGATGGGTGTCCCGGCGTTGTTCTTGGTCCGATGCTCGGACTGCATCTGCTTGCGGTACTCGTCCCCGAAGTCCTCGGGGTAGGTGTGTGCGCCTGCCCTGCGTAGGCGGGATAGGGCATCCTTGAACACTAGGTTGGAGTAGAGGAACAGTTTGCAGGACTGCGCGCCGACTTGGATGACCTTGGCCCGGGAGTAGGGACGGTAGGCCACCTTGATGCCGTAAGGGGTCTGGATACGCCAAGCGAACTCGTTTTGACCTGCCCCCTTGGTGGCGTTCCAACCGTACTTGGCACAGGTGCGGTAGACGGCATCGGTGTTAGGGCCGTCACCCGAGTCGAGGAACACGAAGAAGTTGGAGACCTCATGTTTAAGTTGGAAGGCCCGCAGATCGTCCTCGGTGGCGAGGAAGGCCCACTCCTTGCCACGGGACTTTCCATCGGTAGACGAACTTCGGACAATGGCGTAGTAGCCGTTGCGTTGCACATCGACATGGAGCGAGCGTAGCCAAGCGAACTGCTTGGACTTCTTTTGTTCTTCGGTGACAGGGGAAGGCACCAACTTGCCATCGACCATTGCGGCCTCGTCATCCCACGGGTCGGCCATCTTGTAGCCGCTAGGCATAATCTCGCCGCCGTCCTCGTCCGGGTTCTCGACCCATGACTCCGCTAGACGCTTCTGCTTGAACTCGATACGGGCAGTCTCGTCACCGTGTTCATCGTAGGCGCGCTTACCGTTAATGGACTCCTCCGCCAACTCTCCCCATGACAAACCCCATTGGGCGCAGAGCGAGTTCCAATGGAAACCGACCATGCCTTTGGGGGCGGACGGGTTCATCGGCACATACTCGGCCTTGAGGTTCATCTCTTGCCGGACGGCGAAGGAGTCATCGTGCATATGGCCGCAGGACTTACAGCGGTACTTGATGCCCTTCTTGACCTTCTCGATTTCCCAGCCGCCACCGCCCTTGGCATCCTCGGGGTAGATCAACTGCTCCCACTCGTAGGATTGGAGCGTGTCGCACGACAGGCATCGGAACATCCATTCACGGCGGTCGGAGGTGTTCCAGAGGTTCGTGATGTCATCACCCTCTACCCCACCTTGCGAGATGAACACGGACTTGCCGTTCCAAGTGAAGGCGGTGCGGCGACGCTGGGCTTCGCCAAGGTGACCTTTCTTCCACGACCACACTTCGTCCCCGCCAAGGAAGCGGATGGAACGGCGTTGCAGGTTTCGCTTGTTGTCCGCACCCAGCACCCACATCGTGCATCGCTGGAACTGGTGCGTATGCCAATTGGACTTCTCCGTCTGGCTCATCTTGGCTTGCGCGGCGGGCGTGGCCTCCCAGATGGGCTTGAGGCGATTGGCCTGCCAGTCCTTTGCGTTCAAGTCCACATCCTGCAAGAGCAGGGTGGGACCGGGTGTGCGGGCGGCGATATAGGCGGACCAGAGTTCCAGCAGGGTAGACTTGCCCATCTGGACCGCGCCAAAGACCACGATGGTGTGTATCTCTGGGTCGGTCATCGCCCGCAGGATGGGCGACAGGTACGGCGTGGACTCGACTCGAAAGGCACCCGGCATCGGCCCCGGCATATTCTTCACATTGGACTCCAGCCAGTCCACGATGTCGCCATCGGGGTCTGGAGCCAGCATCGCCCGCAGGTGCGACTCGTAGAGGTCAGCCGTCTGGTCGCTCATTCCTCGGTGTCGTCCACCTCATCGGCGGTCGCCTCGACTTCGGTGGGGTCGGCCTCGGGCATCTTGACCTCCTCCTCGGACTCCGCCACCGCCTCGGAAACACGGAACAGGATGCGGGTCATCTCCTCATCAATGGCCTTCAATGCCCTGCCCGGATGGTCTGGGTTCGCCCTAGAGGCCACTTTGGTACCCAGTTGGGTCAACTCGTTGCGGAGGTTCGTCAAAATCTTCCCAAAGCGTTCGATGGCGGTCTGGGTGCGGATGAACTCACGGCTGGCAATCTGGCGCGCGTGGAGTTCCTTCTCCATCGTGATGAGGGTCTTTACCAGTTTGTCGTAGGTCGAGTAGGACTTACTGGCATCGGGCGAGTCGTTGGCGAGGTCGTCAAGGTACTTGCGGTGGGCCAGAGCCTTCAGTTCGCGCTGGCGGTCAACCGTCTCGTTGAAATCCCTGTCGCTGGTGACGGCGGCTTGCGACCCGCCACGGACGGCGCGCCTAGACATGACCCAAGACTCCGCCGCCTCGATGGAGTCGATGGGCATCCCTTGGGTGATGTAGGCGTTGACCAGTTGCTTGGAGATGCCAAGCCGTCCGGCGATGTCGATGGGTCGTGGGCGGTCGCTCATTTCTTCTTCTTCAGCCTCGCACAAGCGTGTTCGGATTTCATGTACACCGAGGGCGGCAACCCGAGTTTCCGCTGGATGGTCTTGACCCGCAGGCTCACCGCCGCCCGGGTCAGATCGTGTTCCTTTGCCAAGGCCGTCATGTTCGGCTGTCCCGGCATCCCGACTGCCAACTTGATGCAGGTCGCCTGCAAGCGGTTCTCGGGATGGTCGCTATCCCCCAGCACCGACAGTATCTTGGCGATGATGTCTAGCACCTCGTCCTTGGTGTATGTCTTGTCGGTCATGTCGGGTACGCTCTGCGTGTTAAAATCGTCATGTCGGTACTCGCGCTTACGCATGGAGTCCACATTGTAGCCCCGAGGCCCGTGGCTCGACACCACATCGCCGTCCTCGCTGAACTGGAGTTCGTTGTCGGAGTCCACATAGCGGAAGGCCATCCCGATGCCGCTGTGTCCCGGGTTCGTCGGGTCGAAGCCCGTCTCAACCAAAGCCTTCTTCTGGTCGGCGGTGCATCGCTTCCACCATGCGGAGTAGATTTTCACCATCTCGGTGTGCCTGCTCATAGTCGCTCAATCATCTCCTCGACCTTGACGGCCACCGTCATCATCACGCTTGCTTCCTTCACCAGCAAAGCCGCCACTTCGCTGTCGGGTATCTGGCAGGCGCGGAAGATGTTTAGGCTGGCGACACGCCGCAACTCCATGATGTCTTGTTCAAGACCTTCCGGGATGAAGTCGCTGTGGTTGTCGATGACCAATGTATCCACAGTCATGCCCACAACCCGTGTTCAGTCAACAGGTCAAACGCTGTGCCGAACAAAGTACAGGTTGTCGTCAGTCTGGCCGATCATGCCGCGCCGCTGTGCCGCCTTCACCGTGGCCCAAGCCGTCTTGCGGTCCATCGCCTCGCCGTATGTCTCCTGCCACAACACGGCCAGAGTATCCCGCAACTCGAAAGGCCGCATCGGCTCGGTCGGCATCATGTCGAAGATGGCTTGGATGAGACGGCCACGCTCTCCCGCCTTCGCCTCCCGGGCGGCGCACATCTTTGTAATGTTCTCACGGAGACGCTCTGGGTGCTTTTTCCACATCGTCTGCCAATGGCTAGGCTTGCGGGCGAAGTTGGGGTTGCCCTTCCGGCGGCGGAACGGGCGCGGCTGATCGGGTTCTTGGTGGCTCATCGGGTGATGTTGCATAAGGGTCACCCTTATTGGCAAGCCCTAAAGGCGTAAAGCCAATTAAGGGTGAAACCCTTATACTATTTACTTCTGTTATCCCTTTAGGGATACAGTAAATAGATTGATGGATACACTCATGGTTAATG